GTTTTCGGCGTGCATAATGCATCGTTGCGGAACGCTGTTCGTGGGGTGGTGGAGAGGGTATTTACCGTTGATTACGGTGAAGGCCTTGTTGCACCACTGGAACAAACTTCCGTTGGGGTCAGGGAGGCGATGGCACCAGCAACCCGGTTTTTAAATAAACATCTACCGCTTGTCAGTAAGTTCACGGGTGACCAATTTATTGATCACTACAGTGACGCTCGCATGCGGAGGAAGTATATTGAAGCCAGGAAATCACTACGCGTTGAGGCGTTAAAACCTAGTGATGCTGATGTTAAGACCTTCCCAAAAGCTGAGAAGACAAACTTCACAGCCAAAAATGACCCACCTCCGCGGATCATCTCACCTAGGGATCCGCGGTATAACTATGAATTAGGCAAATTCATCACCCCAGTAGAGGGGGTGATGTACGGAGTGTTAAATGATATGTGTGGTGGCCCTACAGTGATGAAGGGTAAGAACTCAGTGCAGGTCGGTGAGTCCCTCAGGGAAATGTGGGATTCATTCTCAAAACCTGTAGCAGTTCCATATGACGCAAAACGTTTTGACCAGCATACCGGTGAAGAAGTACTGAAGTGGGAACACAAACAGTATGTACGTTGCTACACCGGCAATGACGCGTCTGAGTTGAAAAGACTGCTGAAGATGCAAATCAAGACGAAATGCCGAGCTTACTTCCCGGAGGGGAAGATAAAATTTGACATGAAGATGAGGTGTTCAGGTGATATGAACACCGGTTTAGGTACATGCGTGATAGCTTGTGGGCTAACGTACGGTTACTGCAGTTCTGTAGGCCTGAGTTATAGGCTTATGAACAACGGTGACGATTGCGTGCTCCTGTGTGAGGAAGATGACCTACACAAGCTACAAGGGCTGCATGAATACTGCAAGTCGGCAGGCTATTGGATGGTCCTAGAGGACCCAGTGCGAATATTTGAGCAAATTGAGTTTTGTCAGAGTTCGCCAGTTTTCACAGAACGCGGTTGGACTATGGTGCGTAATTATCCAACTTCACTATCAAAGGACATGGTGTCCCTCCTTCCATTGAAGACCCCGGAGTTGTGGAAGAAGTGGGCCATGGACATGGGTACCGCCGGCAAGGCACTTAATGCCGGGGTGCCCATCCTATACGCGTTTTATGAATCCCTCGCAAGAGCTGGGAGTGGCACCTTTGGGAGCCACCCCTGGATTTCACAGTCGGG